GGTAAAGACTATGTTATAACTGTTGACGTTGCAAGAGGAACTATGAAAGACTATTCAGCGTTTGTAGTTATGGATGTTTCAAAAATGCCATATAGAATGGTTGCAAAATTTAGAGACAACGAAATTAAACCTATTTTATTTCCTCACACAATTGAAAAAGTTGCAAGACAATATAACAAAGCATATGTTTGTGTTGAAGTGAACGATATAGGACATCAAGTGGCAGACGCATTACAATTTGAATTAGAGTATGACAACTTAATGATGTGTATGATGAAAGGCCGTGCAGGTCAAATACTAGGTGGTGGATTTTCTAAAAAAGGTTCTCAAATGGGTGTTAAGATGACAAAACAAGTAAAGAGAGTTGGATGCACAAACTTAAAATCTTTGATTGAAGCAGACAAGTTACTTGTTAATGATTTTAACATTATTGAAGAACTTTCAACATTTATTAGAAAGGGTCATAGTTTTCAGGCTGAAGAAGGTAACACAGATGATTTAGTTATGTGTTTAGTTATATTTGCATGGATATCAAATCAAAGATATTTTAAAGAACTTACAAACCAAGACGTTAGAGCAAGAATGTACGAAGAACAGGCAAACGCAATAGAACAAGATATGGCACCATTTGGATTTATGAATGACGGAATTAATGATATGGAATCAATAGTCGATGATCAAGGAGAAGTTTGGACTCCTGTTACTATACGAAAAGGTGATCTTCTCTAAAATCTCATTTACATAAATAGAAGTGAGAATTAATGATACTTTATTAGCTAATAAGGAGAACAACATATGGCATTTCAAGTTTCACCAGGTGTTCTTGTAAAAGAAAAAGATTTGACAAATGTTATACCGGCAGTAGCAACATCTATTGGTGCTTACGCAGGTGATTTCACAAAGGGTCCCGTTGATGAAATCGTTACTATTACTTCAGAGAAGCAACTAGTAGCAACATTTGGAAAACCTAACTCGGATAACTTTGAGCACTTTTTTAGTGCTGCTAGTTTCCTAAGTTACTCAAATAATCTTAGAATTGTACGAGCAACAAATACTGGTCTATTAAACGCAACTGCTGAGACAGGTGGTTTACTAGTAAAAAACACAGATGATTACCAAACAAACTTCCAAGATGGTCAAGGTTCAGTAGGACTTTGGGCTGCAAGAACTGGTGGTGCATGGGGTAATGGTCTAAAAATTTCAATGTGTCCAAGTGCTTCAGTATATGAAGAACTTGCTAAAACAACAGTAGCAAGTTCAGACTTAGCTGTTGCTGACACTACAATAACATTAGCAGACGCTACAGGATTTAATGTAGGCGATATAGTTAATTTTGGTGAAGACGGTGGTTACGAATACAGAGTAACTTCTATTTCAACAAATGATATTACTATCGTTAGACATCCATCAGGCGTTGGTGGACTACACACAGTAGTTGCTAACGGCGCTTCAGTAAGAAGAAGATGGAGATACTATGACCTAGTAAGTGCTGCTCCAGGAACATCAGCGTATGCTTCAGAGAGAAATGGATCAAATGATGAAATTCACATCGTAGTTATAGACGAAGATGGGGATATTTCAGGTGCATTAGGTTCAGTATTAGAAGTGTATGATGCTGTTTCAGTTGCTTCAGACGCAAAAACTCCACAAGGAGATACTAACTATTATAGAGATGTAATATTCGCTAGATCAGAATATATCTATTGGATGGATCATCACGCTAGTGGTACTAATTGGGGTTCTGCTGTTTTAAATACAACTTTCACAAGTGTAACAACATTATCAGATATTAGTTTGACTAACGGTGCTGATGGCACAACTGCTACTATCGGACAAATGAAAACTGCTTATGAGAAGTTCCAAGATACAGAATCAGTTGATGTAAATTTAATCATCGCTGGTCCTTGTTCATCTGCTCATATTGATAACTTAATCACAGTTGCTGAAGAAAGAAAAGACGCTATGGTTTTTGCTTCTCCAGAAAGAAGTGATGTTGTCAATGTTACTAACACTAACACAGCAACTTCAAATATTGTTTCATTCTTTAACAATATCAGATCATCATCTTATGTAGTTTTCGATAGTGGTTACAAATACACTTACGACAAATACAATGATGTATTCAGATATGTTCCATTAAACGGAGACATCGCTGGATTATGTGCTAGAACTGATCTAGTGGCAGATTCATGGTTCTCTCCTGCTGGATTAAACAGAGGAAATATTAGAGGCGCTGTAAAACTTGCTTTCAATCCTAATAAAATTGAAAGAGATCAGTTATACAGAGCAAGAATAAATCCCGTTGTTTCATTCCCAGGACAAGGAACAGTATTGTTTGGAGACAAAACAGGACTATCAAAAGCTAGTGCATTTGACAGAATCAATGTAAGAAGATTGTTTATCGTATTAGAGAAGGCAATCTCAACTGCTTCTAAATTTCAATTATTTGAGTTTAACGATGAGTTTACTAGAGCACAATTTAGAAACATCGCTGAACCATTCCTAAGAGACGTACAAGGTCGAAGAGGAATTACAGACTTCTTAGTTGTTTGTGACGAAACAAATAACACAGGAGATGTAATTGATAGAAATGAGTTTAGAGCAGACATTTATGTCAAACCAGCTAGATCAATCAACTTTATAACACTAACTTTCGTTGCGACTAGAACAGGCGTTGCTTTCGAAGAAGTGGTAGGAGCTTAGGAGGATAATTATGCCAAGTATTAATGATTTTAAAGCTAGATTAAAAGGTGGCGGAGCTCGTCCTAATCAGTTTAGAGTTACTCTACCATTTCCTGGATTTGCAGCTATCGGTGCTGAGACGGAGACTATGTCTTATCTTTGTACTTCAACTAGTTTGCCAGGAATGACTATTGGAGAAATTGCTGTTCCATTTAGAGGAAGAGAGTTATATGTTGCAGGTGAAAGAACATTTGCTACATGGACTACTACAATTCTAAACGATAGTGATTTCTTAGTAAGAAACGCTTACGAAAGATGGATGAATGGTATCAACAACATGTCAGATAACGAAGGATTAACAAATCCATCTGACTACCAAGTTGACGCTTTCATTGATCAATTAGATAGAAGTGGAAATGTTATTAAGTCATACACGTTTAGAGGTATGTTCCCAACATCAATAGATGATATTGGATTGGGATATGATCAAAACAATGCTATCGAGGAGTTCACAGCAACTCATAGATATCAATATTTTGAAACAAATACTACAACTTAATACAGATTAAGTGATTATGGGGGCGCTTTTAGCGCCCTTATAAATAAAAGTATATATAATGTTAAAAAGGAGTATTAAATGGCTGAATTATTTGGATTCAAAATAGAACGATTAGGTAGTAAAGAAACTGATCCAAGACAAAATATAGTACCACCTCAAGCAGACGATGGCACACAAGTTGTTCCTGCTGGTGGTTTTTTTGCGTCTTATGGCGGATTTGAACAAGGTACAAGAAACGAATTAGATTTAATAAGAAGATACAGAGAAGTTGCTCTACATCCTGAATGTGATAGTGCTGTTGAGGATATAGTATCAGAGTCAATTGTATCTAATGAGAATCAACAATCAGTTCAACTTGATTTATCAAAAGTTGAATATACAGACGCAATCAAAAAGAAAATAAGAGAATCGTTTAAAGATGTTTTAAATCTTTTAAACTTTGATATTAAAGGGCATGACATCTTTAGAAGATGGTATGTTGATGGAAGAGTTTACTTTCATAAAATTATAGACAAAGATTCTCCAAGATTGGGTATAACAGAATTAAGATATATTGATCCTAGAAAGATCAAAAAGATAAGAGAAGTAAGAAAACAAAGAACAGATGGCGTTCCAAGTTCATTTGCATTTGAAAATAAGTTCCAAGAGTATTATATCTTTAACGAAAAAGGAATACATCCAACTTCAACAACTAACACAGGTGGGTTGAGAATTGCCACAGATGCCATTTCATATTGTCCATCTGGATTAGTAGATCAATCACAAAATCAAGTTTTATCTTACTTGCATAAAGCAATTAAACCAGTTAATCAATTAAGAATGATTGAAGACGCTGTTGTTATTTACAGAATTGCAAGAGCACCTGAAAGAAGAATATTTTATATTGATGTAGGTAACTTACCTAAAATCAAGGCCGAACAATATCTAAGAGATGTTATGGCAAGATATAGAAATAAAATGGTTTATGATGCTTCTACTGGAGAAATCAGAGATGATAGAAATCAGATGAGTATGTTAGAAGATTTTTGGTTACCTCGTAGAGAAGGTGGTAGAGGAACTGAAATTACTACATTACCTGGTGGTCAAAACTTAGGACAAATAGAAGATATAGAATATTTCCAAAAGAAATTATATAGATCATTAAATGTTCCAATTAGTAGATTAGAAAGTGGATCAGGATTTAATTTAGGAAGAGCTGCTGAAATTAGTAGAGATGAAGTTAAGTTTACTAAATTCATTGGCAGACTAAGAAAAAAATTCTGTATGTTATTCCATGATTTATTAAAAACACAATTAATTCTAAAAGGTGTTATTGCACCTGAGGAATGGGATGTGTTACAAGGTAACATTACATACAATTTCTTACAAGATGGATATTTTGCTGAACTAAAAAATTCAGAAATGTTAGCTGCTAGATTAAATTTAGTTAGAGACGTAGAAC